TATAAATTAATTAATTTATACAATATATCCTTAGATCTAGGTATTTTATGTATAAATCTAGGTTTTTTCCTTGTTTTTTGTGTCTTTTATATGTCTTTTAGGGCTTTTAGGGCTTTTATTTGTTGTTGTATGCAATTTATTTAGTATGAGATGCCATTTTGCTTGATATATGATGAGGCTTGAATCATAGACATACCATGTTCACGCATTACTTGTTTGACCATCTGTGCTCTTCTGTATCTGCCATCACTTGTGGACAATGTCTTCCTAGGTTTCGCATGTGATTTTAAGAATTCTCTGCTGTGGATAGCAGCTGATGCATGATAATATCTCTTACCACCATCATCTAGACAAGGCGATGAACGACCTCGTCTTCTTCTTCTTGAACCAGCCAACATAGCAGCTCCTTCTGCAATCTGAGGTCCATATTGTGCAATTTTTTGCATAGCAAAGTCTTTGCCTGCTTGTTTGACGATGGGAATTACTTGTCGGCCAATATCTTGAACAACTGGTGCTAATTCTCGTCCTACTTGTCTAATTCCTCTACCCATACTTCTAGCAAACGAACCAAAACTGCCACCATTCATTAAGGATGGATCACCAGCTCGGCCTCTTATACCAGTAGCCAAAGTACCAGGTTCATAAGCCATGCTTGGTAATGGATGTGCTCTATGACGCAATCCACCTGATAGCATTTCAGTCTGACCTAAATCTTCAGCATGTTGCATATTTCTTTGTTTCAATACATCTATAAACTTGGGATTAAACATTACTTGGTATTAAATTTGGGATATTTATATGCTACAGTCTAATTTTAATATTATATTATTTATGTGCCCCTATTTGAGATATTTACCTAACTTTCGGTGATGTCTTCCACCTACCATTTCACCTCCACCAACCATTGCTCCACCACCAGAACACTTTTCAGATGCTCTATGATGAAATCTTTTCAGTATCTTTCCCATTCCCATGTTGCTCAATTTACCACCCACAAGTCTTTGATATTCGTGTGAATCTACCACAGGTTGTTGTGTCTTGGCAGCCAAAACGTCTTGCTTGGTGAGGATTCCTTGATATGTCTGAGAAACACCAGCTTCAGTAATGAACAGGCCAGGATTAGAACACATGACCACAACCTCAGGCTGAACAGTGTAGCCGTATTGGTTAGTAACATTCAAACTGATGCTGAAATTGTATTGTCCAAGTGATCCAGAAGACAAGAAATCATCCAAACCAAAGTCCAAGGCAGGATTCAAAACCAGAAGTGAACCAATCGAAGGAATAGACACACCAGTACCAGTGACAGTTGATGAAGTAAATCGTCCAGAAAATTCCTCCCATAGTTGACATGATCCATTCTTTCTTGATAACTGGTACAATTGTTGTTGGTTAGCTGATGCCAAAACACCTGACTTGTTATTGAAATTAATAGAGATACTGTTGATGGTTAAAAATCCACTGGTGTTTGCAGCCGTTTGGGTTGACATTTGTTGCCTGATTGCAATAATAAAACAGTCAGGGATGCAGTTGAGCTGGATATTTTGACTGATAAGGTCAGTTCTAGCAAGAGTTAACATAGGGTTCAAATTGGTAGAACTTGAAATATATCTAGGGTAATCAGAAATACCAATCGCAATTTTACCACTGATGCGACTGGCTTGGGATGCCTGTAAAGATAAGAATTCCATCAACAAGAAAGGGTTAGTAAATCCCTGAGATGAGGTAGAAGGAGCTCCGATTCCAATATTCAATGATGCCGCAGCAGTCCCTAGCTGAATACTAGTAATATATGAGCTAAGAGTAGTTCCATTCATAAAAGTATTTGCAGTAGACCAAAGACGTTTGCATGTGGTGTCAATATTGCAAGTAAGAGTCACTGTGTTAATACCTAGAAGCCCTGACTGATTATCTGAACCAATATCGCAAAATGGGGCTAATGCAATAAATGGTTCTGCAACAGTTGTATAAACAAACACATTCCATGTTTCACCAGCAGCACCAGTAGAAATCAATGAATTATCAACATACGCTCCATTCACCATTCTGCATGGGTAGATGGCCACGGGAAATGCACCACGAGGACAAAAGTCAACATCATAACCCAAGTCATTTACATTTGCCAAGGGATTGTTATTCGTTCCTACTGTGTCAGCAAATTGACCTTGGGTTCCATCAGGCATGGATGGTGTGGTTGAGTTGTGTCTAGAAAGTTCACGCTTATCATACATGGTACAAATTTGAGGAAGAATATCTTGTAAATTAGTAGTAATAGAAGTATTATTAATCATAACAGAATAATTGGTAAACAAAGATTGTAAAGGAAACACTTGTAAAGCATCAGTGACACCTAAGTTCAATGCAAGCTGTCCAGCAGGCACTGGAAAAGCCGCTGAGCCAATTGCAATAGTAAAGGCTAAGTCAACCTGCATTTGTGGACTTCTAGACATGACAATAGATTCACTAGGGATTTGAACATTCCAGATAAGGGAATTGTTGCTGCTGCTTGTAGCTTGAAAACGTTGTAGGGTCTTTTCAGATGAGCCACTATAAACTCCAAAGACTTCTTCAGGTGACAATTGGCTAATGATGGATTCTTCAATGAGTACTGTTTTAAAATTCGACATGTGTTGGTTGGTTGGTATTTATATAATCATGTTGGTATTTAATTTTAATATTCTTTCAGTTGGGACTTAGTTTTTACTTACGTTGAAACAAGATTTTGATTGAAGCAGAAGCACTTGCAACCAACCTAAATGGAATCAATGATCCTACCTTATTACGCCAAAAGACATTGATATCAATATTATACAATGGTGTATTTCCGAGCAAATCAACAAATCTGTATTGGGCTGTTGGAACATACACAATATTATTTTTAAATAAATTGTCGACATTCTGAAAGTCTGTTATCACTTGTTGGACATCTCCATTGTTACCGTTTCCATTGAGTGCAAATCCATTTACAAACAAGACTGGATTACATACATTTGTTGTATTTATTGGTAATGTGTTGGATGTAAACACAATTGCATTAATTGGTGACCATAACGAAATACTTGACTGTTCTTGAAAGGTTTGTATAGCATTGTATGTTGGTAAATAATATGGAAAACTTGTGACGGTACTGTTACCAAAACTGTTTGTATCAATTAAATAATTTTTACCAATTGTGTCTGTGAGTGACATCAAATAGGCTGGCATCGAATTAAATAATTGGTACATTGCTAAATTGAAATATACCGAAACATGGTTTGCAACCGAACTGTTGTATCCTAAAACATCAGTGTTCAAAATTGCAGTCATCTTGTCAATATTCCAAGTCAATACAGGCGCATGTGTTGTAGGCAAAACCAAACCATCAATTGCCACAATATTAGCTAATCCAGTAAATGCGGTTTGTAATGCGGTGTTACATAATTGAATCCAATAGCTATAATTGTACGCAAAATAATAACCAGTACTATCATCTTGAAACCCATTTGTTGTTTTGGTTGGAATTGGTGGTACAGCCGCAACTTTATCTTGAGGAATCCATGTTACATACGCCATTATATTGTACAATTGATGTGGTACAAGAGGATTCGTATATGATAATGTAACACCATAAATGGTTTTGTCTCTGTCTGTTTGATTATATTGAATAGTTGGTGCAAATACAGGGAGCGATTGTGAATCAAGATTGAACCTGATGACACTGAGTTTGTACTCTGATGGATTATCAATAAATGGTAAATTTCGGGTTTGATTAAATGAAATCGGAACAGGTAATACATTGATATTGTTTGTGTTTACTGCATATAGGTCAATATATTCATTTTCAGGTGGATCTATTTCGGCAGGTAACACAAATTTAGAAGTTGTAGTTTTCGACATGATTTGTTGGTTTTATGGTTATGTAATTAACTAATGTCTAATGATTAATTCATGTTCATAAATAATTAAAAAACATACACACATAACCAAAAACATTCAAAGAAATCGTTTCCATTTTGATTCACTTTGTATTCTTGACTGATGTGTTGACAATGTATGAAATCTACTTCGTCCGAAACCAAATAATGTTTCATCTCCATCATTATTTTTTCGATAATTACTTCTATTGTTGTTGATGGGTCTCGGTATTCTACTACCGGAGTCGCTTTGAAATTGTGTTTCATGACCTTGATCATATGGTACAAATTGTTTACGAGGTCGATTAAATCCAAATGGTTCTTCATGTCGCATCTTTTCATGAAATTGTAGGTTTTCTTCTTCATCCCTTTGTTGTTGTTCCCTTTGTAAATTGTGTTGTTCCATTCGTTGTAAATTGTGTCGAGCAAACAGTCTTTCTCTTCTCTGTTTAGCATCACTACCACCACCACCACCACCACTACCACCACCACCACCACCAGGAGTTGGGTATTGTTGTTCATCATATGGAATAAATGGTTCATCTGGTTGGGGTGCGCCTCCAAACGACCAAGGAGTATCATCACCACCCAAATGTAAGTTTGCTACATTAGCAAATAAATTCTCTGCTTCATCATTTATTCTCTGCTCTTGTTCTGTTACCAATTCTGGTGGGATATAAAATTTGGGATTTTGATTCACAGCACCAATATTTATAGCTTCACCTTCCTGAGCAGCAGCAGCAAATGGGTTCTGAGCATTAGCATCATCTTGGGGTGCAGCGG